AGTTTTGCTTTTGGTGAGCTTAAGTTACTTGAAGGTTCTGCTAAGATCATATCATTGATAGCAAGAGATGAGTCACAGCACATGGCTGTAACTAATAACATCCTAAACAAGTGGAAGGAAGGTGATGACCCAGAGATGGTACATATTGCTAAGGAAGAGGAAGAGAATGTGTATCAAATGTTTAAGGATTGTGTAGAGGAGGAGAAAGATTGGGCAGAATACTTGTTTAAAGATGGTAGTATAATAGGTTTGAATGATGTACTTTTACAACGATATGTTGAATGGACTGCTAACCGTAGGTTAAAATCTATGGGACTGAAACCTATATACGATACACCATTAGCGAACAATCCACTTCCTTGGACTGCACATTGGTTAACCTCTAAAGGGTTACAAGTAGCACCACAAGAAACAGAGGTTGAAAGTTACATGATAGGCAGTATTAAACAAGATGTTAAGAAAGATACTTTCGCTGGTTTTAAATTATGACTCACAGTACAGAACCCGAACAACGAGAAGACTCGTGGAGAGAAGAATACCTCGGTATGAAAGTCCACGGCAAACTGAATACAGAACTGCTGATGAATGGACCGAAGAGTCTATCTCAGAGTTGGTTGATGCAAGCGATGCACAACGACTGGAAGAAGAAGAAAGGTATCAAAGACCCAGAACCACCCAACGTGCAGTCGAGCATGAAGGAGTTCTTCCAAAGAAACAAAGACCAAGGAATTTAATACCCGATCCGTGGGAAAATCATTATGACGATCAAATTGAGAAAGGAGAGGGTTGAAAACCTCGATAATTATGACGAAAAATATGACCTAATATACATCGATCCTCCCTTCGGTCTCGATAGGGAGTTCTTTATGTTTGAAGAAAACAAAAAGGTCTCCTTTGATGATAAATGGGAGTCAACCGATGCTTATATTGAGTGGTATGCTACTGTAATACAGGATTGTTTTGCAGCATTAAAACCAAACGGTTGGTTGTACTGCCACAACAACTTTGATAGTAATGCACTGGTATTAGGTGACATTACTAAAGAGGTTAGAGGTAAGTTTTACACCAATATCTCATGGAAGAGGTCTGGTCCTAAAAATAATATCAAGAAGGGTTGGGGTAATATTGTTGACTCTATCCTCACCTTTCGTAAGGGTGACCCATACTTTGATGTTGAGTACCAACCACTAGATGCTACCTATGAAGCTAACTCATTTAAGAATAAGGATGAGAAAGGGTTCTATGCACTAGGTAAACTGACTGGTGAGAAGTCAAGACCTGGTCATAGTTATGAATACAATGGTTACAATCCAAAAATAGGGTGGAGATTTAAAGAAGATAAGACTAAAGAACTAGACGAACAAGGTCTCATTCACTGGGGTAAGAACCTACCATACAAAAAGATATATCTATCAGAGTCTAAGGGGTCTCCTATCCAGAATTTCTGGGATGATATCTATTTTATCTCTAGATCAGAGAAGAATAAGCGTAAGTATCCTACACAAAAACCAGTCAAATTGCTGGAGAGAATCATCAAGTCATCATGCCCTAAAGATGGGGTAGTTTTTGACCCTTTCTGTGGGTCTGGAACTACTGCTGTAGCAGCATTCAATCTTGACCGTGACTGTACTGTCTGTGATGTTAGCGATGAAGCATTAAAGATAGCACAAGCAGCACTGGTTGAGTGTGGTGCTCATACAGAGGAGAGATTGCTTGAATAAATATGATTAGAGATATAAAAATGATGAAATGGTTGAAGAGGGAACTTATGAAAACCCCTGGGTATACAAAGATTCAGCTTTCACTTCTGATGATATTGGCGACTTCTTCGGTTTTGTCTACAGGATTACAAATAGGAAAACTGGGAAGAGATACATCGGACGTAAATACTTTACCCAGTGTAGAAAGCCTAGAGGTAGCAAAAGAAGGGTTACGTCTGAGAGTGACTGGAAAAAGTACTACGGAAGTTCTCCAGAGCTTAAAGAAGACATTAAAAATACTGGAAAATTCCTCTTTAGGAGAGAAATCCTAGCACTTCAACCCACTAAAGGGAAAGTAAACTACGAGGAGACAAGACAATTATTTTTAAATAATGTTCTACAAGAAACATTGGAGGATGGTACACCAGCATACTACAATAGTAACATACTAGGTAGGTATTACCGTAAAGATTATTTTAACCATGAAACTTAACGAAGTAGGAAGAATCAGAAAGCATCAAATATATTATTCAGCTATGATGGTTGATGATTATAACTGGAATATTTCATTAAAAGATAAAATTCTTAGAGGTGACGTTGATGGTAGGGCATATGATACCTTTAAGAAACTGGTTACAAATTTTATCAATGAGAATTTTGATTACAAATTTAAACCAGTCGAACTAATACCAACAGCAACTGATCCAAGCAAACCTTCTCTGAAGGAAGAGTATTGGCCAGCTGCTTTGACTGCTGTTTACATTGTTCAGTCTAAAGGTGGTAAGTATCTCTTTGAAGAGAGTTCATTTTGGGATGCAAATGAGGGTGAATTGACTATATTCCCATCAACTTGCTCATTTCAAATGCTAGGTTCCAACTCACCCATCTTAAGAGTAATCATAAATTATGATGTCGAAAGAGAAAGTACATAAAGCAGGTAAAAATCTATATGTTACTGCTAAAAAGGTAAGTATAGACCTAGATGTATTCACTGTTAAGTTTCCTATCTGGGAACAAGAGAACGTGAAGTACAGAGAAAAAATATTTGAACTAAGAGAGGAGATGCCTGAAGGTTTTGACCTCCAGAAAGGTAATACAACGTGGCATTCTCTCTATACATTACACCTTGATAACACTAGAACGTTCAATCCTTTAATACAGTTTACTAAACACACATGTGAGTATGCTGCTAGGTATATACTGAAGACACCAGCAAATTTTAGTCTGTATAATATGTGGGCAATGACTTATGATGAGGGTCAAGAGACTCTGATTCATAATCATTTTCCTTCTTGTCTTTCTGCTGTATATTTTGTTGATGTTGAGGACAATGCAGCACCTCTCATGTTAGGTAATGATGCAATACAACCAGAGGAAGGAACACTTATAGTATTCCCTAGTCTAATACCCCATTATGTACCCCCTACAGAGGGTAAAAGGGTGATAATATCCATGAATTTGGAAGGAGATTCTAAAGAAAAATTTAAGATGAGTCAGATGGGCTAGGATATACATACTATATGTGTTATAATCCTAACATCACCAGCAAACCAATGATTAACTTAGACGAAAGATACCACGATTACTTAGGTGGTAAGAAAAAATTTAGAATTGATAACAAGGAAGAGAAAGTTGATGCTTATGGTTGGAACTGTGATGGTAACGACATCGTTGGGTACTATGTATTGACAGAAAACTATCTTTTGAACTATAATATGAAGGAAGAGGTTCAGAAAGTTGAACCGAGATAAATAGATAGTCAAGCGATTTTGTGATGAAATTATTTTTAGATAGTGCGGTTGTCGGAGACCTCTGTGACCGTTACGATACTGGTTTAATTGATGGGGTTACTACTAACCCTACGTTGATTCTAAAGTCAGGTAAGAAACAAGAAGATGTTATCTCTCAGATAGCACAACTATGTCCTAAACTAGAATCTATCTCTGCTGAAGTTGTTGCAGACACAGCAGAAGAAATGCTTGAACAAGCAGAATACTACACTAATCTCTCACCAGCAGTAACCGTTAAGGTTCCTTGTACACCAGAGGGTTTACGTGCCTGTAAAAAATTGAGTGATCAGGGTATCAAAGTAAATGTTACCCTGATTTTTTCTGTTTCTCAGGCTATTTTATCTGCTAAAGCAGGTGCAGCTTACCTATCACCTTTCGTTGGTCGTGTAGATGACCAGAGATTTGGTGGATGTAATCTAATCAAAAGGATTAGAGAGGTGTTGAGTCCATACTGGACAGAAAACCAACGAGGTAAGAAACCATCTCCAGAGATACTAGCAGCATCTATACGTACAGTAGCTGATGTTGAGTATAGTTTCGCACAAGGAGCAGATATATGCACCATTCCTAATAAAATTTTTGATGGTATGTATGACCATATGCTCACAACAAAGGGCATAGAGTTATTTGATCGTGATTACTCTCTTGCTCTTTCAGAAAACGAATGATGCTTACGATTTATTCTAAAGAAGGTTGTCCTTATTGCGATAAGTTTATACAGGTGTGTGAACTTGAAGACTTACCACATGTGGTCTACAAACTAGACAAAGAATTTACTAAAGATCAATTTACTCATGTATTTGGTGAGGGTGCTACGTTCCCTCAAATCCAATTAGATGAGGATGGTGCTGATAGAGTCCACTTAGGTGGATGCACCGACTCCATTTCATTTCTACAAGAAAAACAACTGTGCTGCATGGTATGATTGAAATTACACATGAAGAATTTGAAAACGGATACGAAGAATACCTAACAAAAATTGAAGGAGGAGAGCAGTTTCTAATCAGACTACCTAGTGGTCGTGTGATTGCTGCTGTACCTCAGTCTGCTGTTGGTAGTTCTGAGTACATACATCCTTGGGATAAATATAATGAATCTGTGGAAGAACTACACGAAGACGCTTGATGATATATTCCCTGAGTTCAAGTTTGAATCTCGGTGGTGTAACTGGTGCAATAAAGATGATCTGAACATGAAGGCAGATCTTTATACTGCTCCACATTTTATCAAGTCAAGACGTGTGGATATCAGAAGTATTAAGACTCATATCTATAACAATGTAATGTATCCTAAGACAGGGAGTTATCTTCCTTGTTTTGGGATGGATCTCATGGGTTTCTTTGAGAAGAAAGTCATCATAGTATTTGACTTCCAACATCCAGTTGAAAAGTTTTTGTTTTCTTTACCTAATTTACCTAAAGCAGAGAAAGACTATCGGTTCTTTGAGATGGGCAACCATTTTTCAGAGAACATTTTTGTTAGGTACTGTACCTTTGATGAGGTTGATAACTATCTACCTGAGTTCAGAAAATATCTAGAAACCTATCGTAGTATGATTGATGAAGCACAACCCACTGGTGAGGACACATCATTCTATGAAGACTTTGATACATACATGAAGAAACTTGATCCTATATTAGGATACCTTAGTGGTAATTTCGGTAAGGAAAATGCTAACCGAATGATGGATGAATACTTTTTCCCCTATGCACAATGAAAAAAGCAGGTGAAGTCGTGGGTAATCCACTCTGGTTTACTCCAGTCATGATGTTAGCAGTACTATTACTGATAGAGGGTCTTCATACCTCTGCACATCTACATCAAGAGATTGATGTGCATGGTATCTGTAGGCAGAACAAAGAGTATATCGAATCACTTGACGAGGGTGAGTATTGATGAGAAAACTTATAAGAAAATATCTTAGATTAATTAATAAGATAGACGAGAGGCATTACTGGCCTCTCTTTATCTTTCTTTCTTTGTATTTCGTAGTACCATACAGTGAGTTTGTAATCACTGCTCTGGTTATATACTACTTCAGAGGAGGAGAGAAACTTGTAAAGAGGTTGATAAAGTCTATCACTACAAGACTCCCTGAGTGGGTAACTGTAGGTGGATCTGTTATCTTCTTCCTTGTGATGCTAGACGATACACTCATGTACTTGTCTGTTCTTGCTATCGCATACTACAGTAACAAAAAAGCAAAAGAGTTGCAAGATGATTAGTCTTGTGCTATACTAAATACCATAACTAAGAAACTAATATGTCCTGTTCACTTATACGCAAGCACCTAGAAGCTGCAGAGGAAGAGATACGTC